CGCTTGCCCACACAAGCCCACGAGATCGTGAGCCCACGTAAACAAGAGAGTGACACAGAATACTGCGTGTCAGCCCATGAGAAAAATCTTGCGAAAACTCACTAGCTGGCAGGTGACTTAGAGTCACCATCCACTCTCCACGCGAGACCCTCCCCGCGTTGCAACCGCCTCTCCCAGGCGGCCCTCTCCAGAGCGAGGCGAGCATCAGACTTTTTGAGTCCTACCCCCCCCCCCTCCAGAGACACGACATCAAAATCCTCTTGCGACAGCGTTGTGCGCGGATCCACAGGTTCTATCACAACCCCTACTGGATACCGCACCCCCAACTCCGACGCCTTTGGCTTCGTCGTGTCCTCCGGCACATTTGCCAGAATCCGGCGGAAACGTTCCTCCACCCCACGAGGCAGGAGACTGTCCTCGGCAGCTCGCCGACGGGCAGCCAACATCTCTCCACGACTCTTGTACTCCTCTTTTACAGCGTCTCGCACGCTATAGAAAGGAGCCAACCTAGCCCGGAGCAGATCCACCTCTGCCAAGCGCTTCATCAGCTCGGCCATCGGGCTCTCAGGCTGAGAGCCAGCGAACGTCTGCGAGTAACGGAACAAATTGGAATAAGTCCCGTTAACTACTGCAGGAGATTGCGTTATTGCAGGCAAAAAGGTACACTGCACATTCGGTGTAAAAGGTGTCACAATACACGATGTCACCGTCAGTGTGCCTCCAGCATACGCCAACGCAAGGTACTCATGCTTATTCACAGTACATTCAGAAACTGACACTGTTGCGTCTGCCGTTGTTGTATTTCCCCCTGAGAAGAAATAGAAAGCGACAAGCGAATAGGCAATTCCTGCCGGGGCACCCGTCAACAGGGGAGTCGTCCACTCCCCCAGCGCCCCCACACCCAACGGGATCGTCAAACCCGTCGTATCTCCTGTGTTCAGAGCAACAGTCCACCCAGGGTCCGAAGACGCCAATGGGTAGTTTGAAACCCCAACAATCACCACGGGAGAGAACGAATCACCCACCGAGGAAAGATACGGCACAAACACAGTAGGGGGAGGCGGAGCAAAGGCTCCCACATTCCCCATCTCTGTCGGCTTCTCAAACCAAAGATGGTAAGTGACCCACAACTCACCCAAATTCTGCGTCGCAGCCAAGTTGATGCCACTAGTAGCAACATACACCCTAGCCGGTAAACAGAATCTTACATCCGAGCCCTCCGGCACGGCTGGCCCACACACATACAAGGTTTCCAACGGGTCATTGCCTCGCTTGCACTCTAGACCCATCATCAATGATTCTGACGGCTTACACGACACAGACCCATCTTCATTCAGCAACTCCTGCAGAGTCGTGAAATCAGGTGAGCCCACGTTGTAATTCGCTGCCATACACCTTGCCTAACGCGTAGCCATTCACTCCACCAATGTCCGACGAGGTCGTTTGAAATTCGACCACCATGCCATACATCCTCCAGACTCGATAATTTCGAGCCAACGGGCAAACCCACGAAAACAACCCCCCCTGACTCCCAGGGGCGTTCGTAATCGGAGAGTTTGCCTGAAGACCCGGATTCACATCGAACCACTGAATATTGGTGCCCAGCCCATTTGATAGGACATCACCCAAATACTCACGATGCACAACTAAGGTGCCCATCTTTCCACCGACCATCATCGGAATCTGCTGCGCGGTATCTCCCAACCCCGCACCCATCGTCCGTGAACGGAAAAGGGTATTGTTCATGACCGGGGGGCCTTGAACATAATCCCCATTTCCAAAGAGCTTTGCGAGCAGTTTCCCGCCCGCTCGGCCCAAAAAGCCTCCAACAGGCCCAAACATCCCTCCGATCTTCTCCCCCACTCCTGGGGCATAATCAGAGATCACCTGTTTGTAATCACCACGACCTTTCAGCCGCGGTACTCCTTTCGCACGCACCATCAACGCTCCACCCTTGCGGGCTCGCGCCAACTTCTTCTTCAACCGACGCTTCTCTCGCTGCGCCGGTGTCCGAACCTTCTTCTTCCCATTTTTCTTCACCATCACGCTCTTTTCCTGGGGCACCCTCTGCCCAAGGAACAGGCTGGTACTGGCACCTATTGGCGGGCAACGTACGCCCGCAAGAACGTAGACTTTTCTCGGGGAGCCCAACCCCGCTCGCGAAAAACCAGCTGATAGAGTTCCCATCCAAACTCACCAGAACAAAGATACACTTGCAAGCACAAAGCTTCAACCATACTCTGATACTCACCAAGAGTGAGATCGAGCCGGCTATACGTCAGCTTGCACAAGTACTTTCGGACGTCTCTTTTTGATAGAAACATCTTCAATTCATTGTCCCAGCGAGGAGTTGCAGACATAAACTCCAACTGGCTTGCGGGACATGGGGCGGTTAGCTCATGGTAAGCAAACCCCACATCCCGACTTATCACATCACGCACACCCACAGCCACGTACAACGGCTCGGCAGACGCCCACATATGATCATCCCCCATCACCATGAGGATCACAAAATCATAAAAGTCATCACGCCCCACAAGAACTAAATATGCATAGACATGCACAATATGCAAGATAATCCCGTTATCATGCATCGTTCCGGGCTGACCTGAGATCTGACGAATCGTCAACCACGCCACAGTTCCATCACGAAACTTCACCAAGACATGGGTCATAATCCAAAGATAAACATCGCAAAACAACTTCTTCTCCAACTGAGTCTCCAACGAGGCCATCCGGACTTGAAGCGCAAACATAATCATATGCCCTACGCCTTCATCAAAATGGCGCATATCTCCATGCACCACCCCCGGAGCCCCGCGGCTCACCACGAAGTCATCAAACAACGCAACCAAATCGTTAAACCCACCATATTGCTCCACGTAACCGGCACCAACGCCCAGCTCACCCTCATCTAAGCAGAACTTCTTGTTCAGCCTCTCATTGAAGGCACCAAACTGGCCCATCAGCACCTGCACAATTACAGGTGCAGCAATCACTGCCCTAGTTCGTTTCTCCACCACCTTCTGTCGAGGCAACAACTCATCTTTCAAGTTGTAGCCAAAAACCAGTAAAGGATCATCGTGCAACTCACGGACACCCCAAAAAGTCGAGGCGACCATCATCACCACATCATCTGGCAAATCTTTCTTAAACTTATATCCCATCGAGGAGAAGAAAGGGCCACACGAAGTTTCCTTATCCAGCCTACAGTAGGCCATCCACATTGACCGCAACCCGTAGGTAACAGCCAACTGATCCGTAACGAGCTTCGTCGCTCGCTCCATCAACTGATTTTGCAAAACCCCTTCATTCTGGGGACTATGGCAACGTGCCACGGCATTCAGATAACTTTGTCTGTCATCCGCCGCAACTACATACGCCTCGTCCTCATCCAGGAATTTCTCCATCAGCTTTAACATTACCGGGTCTCGGAGATACTTCTTCTCCCGCGCGTGTCGCAACGCCACAGTCGAATACTTGACCTCACATCCCGACCCCTCCAGCACACGACCAATGTCTGAAGGACGCATTGTCTGCAAAAAAGCTGCTCGTTTTTGTGCTATTTTCTCAAAGGTGGCTTCCATTACCTGACTCGGCATGAACTGTCTTCCATCCCAATAGAAAAAATAGTTTGACACGGGCAACTTTGTTGCATTCTTTGACGTCCCCGCAAAGTGGATCCCAACACATTTGAGACCACCATCAGTCATCACCACTGGCAACCCGCAGTCGCCAAACTCGGTGTTCATCGAGTAAACACCGGGCGCAGTTAGCGCCCCACAACGGATCCACCCATTCTCCATCAGGGCTACCGTCGTCTGGCGGGGCGGAACAAAAAGCGTCAAACCCCCAGTGAACTTCAGCTCGACGTTATCCAACGTCCGTACCAACAACTTCACCAGGAAATCATCCACTTGTTGACTCCCCACCTTCACCTTCACCGTTGGCGACACCGCTGCCGCCACCCGCGCCAGGTACTCCCGCTCCTGACCCGACTGTGTACGCAACCAGATTTTCGTATCTCCCTCAACTCGCATACAATGTCGCGGCGTCACAAAGCTTACATCACCCCCTCCAAAATTCACCAACGTGGCATGAGACAGCTCCACCCCCTCCTCTTTCAAGGAGGCAATTACGGCCGTACCATTTGAATCATTCACCCAGGTCCCCTGCGGGCCCAGGATCCGACCCATCACCACATCTGTCGTCATCTTCAGAGTATGCTCCACTACTTTGGACTCCGCAACAACCTCCTTCACCTGAGGTTTGCATTTGAACTTAGGGTTACGATGACCCGTAGGCTTCCCGAACTTCTTGTACTCCAAACCACACACGGGACAACACGACGTCATCCCTTTGTTTGGACACTCTTTCTTCCCATGGTTCGGGTTCTTACACAGTCCACACGGAAACGCCGGTTTCCCCTTCCCCTTCGCAGGGGCAGGACTCGGCGGGATCACATCCAACGCAATGATCTCACTGGCCAACCTTTCGGCCCACTCATCAAACGTCAGAGACTCCCCCACCTTCTCCTCCTTCCCGGCATTACGCCGGGCCTTCCGATTAGCATTCACACGCTCACGCTTCTCACGCCACTCCTTAAGGTACTCTTCCTTATCCACAGTGGCATCCACAAGACCCTCCCCAGTTTCCCGGGCACGGCGAATCGCATCATCAAAATGGCTTTCCCGATCCATTTGATACGCTCGCACGTAATCCCAGTACTTTCGGTTGGTCCCCTCATTCGCGTCTTCCAGGAATTCTTTCGGGGATTGTTTTAACCCGTGTTTTTGAGCCCACGTGTACAACAAATCCAAATCATCCGTGTCAGGATGATACAAGAAAGTCTCCCCACCTTCATACACTTTCCACGGTGCATGCGTTCGCCGTAAATTATTCGCCTCCCGTCGAGACTTCAACTCACTTTGGCTCGGCTGCCGATTTGACCGCGCGGGCTCTCGCATCTTAATCCTAAGATTCTTGCCCGGCGTTCGCGACTGCTCATTGCCATGGAACTCATTCATCGTGGTCGCATTCCTAGAACGCTCCTTGGCGGCTGCAAGCTCCTCCTTCGTATGCTTCACCTCCGCTTCCAAAACGCTCTTCTCCTGCGCCATTTTTGCCAATTGCTCGGCAAACTCCCGCTTCATCAGGTCCTCGGCGGACTCAACAGGAGGTATCACCAACACCTCCTTCTCATCCACCCCCCCCTTCTCAGGGGGCTTCCCACTCTCCGCGTTGGGCAAGACGGGCACCCGAAGGTACACGACCTGCCCACTCTGCAGGGTAATTCCCCCGTCAGCATTCACTGGCACTCCTGCCAGCTGCAACACCAACGGGCGATACTCCGCATCCACACTCCCCACCAACTGTTCCAACTGTTCCAAAAGCGCAGCCTCCGCCGCTTGAGGTGGCGGAGGGGCAACCTGCTTGTTGCCCTTTTCCGCCACCAATACTTTCGGCTTCTCCAGCTGAAACAGCATGGGGAAACGACCATACACCTGGTCGAGCACCGCAGCCAACACCTCCTGCCTGCCGCGGTCCTCAACCACCTCAGCATTCGACTCACCTGTCAAACGCAACACAGCCACTACAGGCCCTTTCGGGCCCACCGACGCCAGCACCGAAATTCCTAGAAGAAGACTTGTAACTTGCATCACCCCATACGCATCATTCTTGCCCAAGCAAAAACGAAACAAAGGGAATAAAATCTTCAACCCATCATCAAAACTACTAGCGCTAAATGCCATCGACGCTTGCGAAAGCACAGCAGCAAAATCGGAAAAGGACCTAAGTCCCTTCCCAAACAACGAATCGATTGTTGCTCGACCCACCGTAACTTTATTTTCCCGCCAAGCATTTGCTCGCGCCACCGCATTCACACACACCAGGGCCCACTGCCCAGGTGTAACTTCCATCACAGCCTTCATCAGCCGCTCGCACGCCTTCCGCCCACACGCATCCAACTCTAGCAACCACCCACAAAACCAGGTTTCGACCTGATCCCGCCACGGCCTCTCTCGCAACTTTTGCTTCTCATGAGAAACCCGTGAACAGGCATCAGCCCAGTTCTTTGAAGTAATCGCCATCATCGCACTTACAGCGTCAGGGGTGGCCTCAACCACCCCATCTACGACAGAAAACACACACCCTGTTGCCACCCCACTGGTGGCAACCGTGCTCGTCGGCACACAACTAACAGACGGAACGGGGCAAAAACTCAGATTGTATTCTTCATTAGCCATTTGCAACTCCACCTCCGCTCGATGCCAGTCATGCAACAACAGCACCTTCTGCTCACACTGAGCCATCATCGTCATGGCAAGCTTTTTCGCAAATCCAGCACGCGAGAGAAAACTTCCTTCTTCCATTTTCCCAACCGCTTCCTTTGCCTGGACCAACAAATCAGTAGCCATAGCGACAACATAAACTGACCCCAACTCAACCAACCGTTCGGGGTTCCGAAGTAACGCACCAATGCACCCATCACAGCGAACACCTCCATATTCCGGCACCTTGGCAGCATTGAAGTGACCACACACTTGGTATCTTCGGAAGTCGGGCAATCCCAACCTCTCTCGATTTTCCACCATTGTGCTAATCACCTCTTGAACCGCCTTTTGCGCCTTCTTACCAATGCGATCGCAATCTTGTTCTGCTTTGCTGCGCGCCTTCGTCACTCTCTCACGTCGCGCCCTATTTAGCTCCCGCCGCTCACTCGCAGCTTTCGCTGCGAGATCCTCAACGATCAACGCCAAATCTTGCATCTCAATAGTCTTGTCACCAAACAAACGCTTATCAACGCTCAC